CACACAATGACCCACCAGGGCACGTAGTGGATTATGTGAAATTACAAAACACTTGTATTCTAGAATATTTGTGCTATAATATGAGTGTAAAGAAAAGAGTTAGTTGTTAACTATATTAAGACATTGAATATTATTTAAGGGAGTGTTTAGAATGAGTCGAATCTATAAACATGGGCACTATCCGAGTGATCTAACTATGGATAATGTGAATAAGATTGTAGATGTTGTTGAAACGTATTTATGTGATTATAAACTAGCGTTTCATCTTGTATATCAAAGACGACACTTAATAAGAATGGATATTTGCAAATTAGGTTCAAAATCCATTATAGGCTCATATTCTTTTAAATATGAGACGTTAACATTATTTAAACGTAAGGTGTTTCAAGGTGTTGTTTCACTTGGTGATATGATTCAAGAAAATGAAAGACGAGGATATAATTATGATTAGTAATTTAATACTTGCAAGTTTCATAATTTGGGTGTTATTATCTGTATACCAAATATACCAGCATTGCAAAGGAAACTTCAAATATTAATCATAATGTTAGTTATGTGGTTTGTGTTAATAAATATGCAAATTGATGAATTATTGGAGGTGCGACATGTAAAATGTTTATAAGTTATGACTTTTCTATAAAAGCGTATAGGTTGTAAAAGTGTTGTTATGCTGATTTCAAAATTAAACAACTTGAAATAATTTAATTAAAAAAGCAATGTTAAAATTAAAAGGAGAAAAATTAATATGGAAAATTTAGCAAATGAATTAATGACAATGGAGAATACAGGTTTGGTAGTCACTGATGATATGACTCACGAGCAACGTGTAAATTTATTTAACGCTGTTAACAATGCGGAAGGTTTATCAGATCAAGTCGGTAAAGATTTATGGTTAACTGGTTACATCGTGCAAGATGTAGAAAAGGAAAATGAAAAAACAGGTGAGATTATCTGTAGTAAGTTAATCACTGTAATTGATAGAGAAGGTAAGGCATATGCTACAAATAGTAAACCTTTCTTACAATCATTGAAACAGTTAACACAGGTATTTAACTATGATTGGACGAAAGAACCGGTATGTGTCACAATCATTCAAAAGAAATCAAATTCAAGTTCAAATAAATATTTAAGCATGGCTGTTAAATAGTCTAATTAATTAAGGGTGTTAGCCAAACACCCTTTTATTTTAACTTAAAATGGGGGTGTTTAAAATGGCTAAAATGAGGAAGTCAACAAGAGACGTTAAGCGGTTACGTAATGCAATCGCAAGTGCTAAAAGAACTGCAACAAAAGCCCAAAACATGGGTCAGGATGTTGTTTTTAATGATATTCGTACAATAAAAGATTTCAATGATCGTAAAGAATTTAATAGATATTTACGTTCTATTGAACGATTCAACAAAGAAAATCGTTATATTCAAAATCAATACGGTGTTGTTTTCAATCGAAATGATGTTGAAAAAGCAAATAAATTGATAACTAAACAAAATCGACAAAGAAGATCTCTAGCAAGAAGTGTAGGTTTAAATACACTTAAGGAAACAAAAGGTGGTATTTTAACAGGTGTAAGCGTTAAGAATGCTTTAAGTGTCTTAAAAGATGATCGCGGTGGATTCTTTGAGCCAATCCATCATGTAAATATTCAATCCTATCGTTATAATAAACAATTAGATAAACGTATTGAGAGTTTAAAGGAAAATACCTCAAAGAAAAACAAAAAAATTAATATGCTTAGAAAGAATTATAAAAAAGCGATTAAGGAACAGATAAAAGGTAAGAATATTACAGAAGAAGAAGGAAATCAAATAATAGAAGATATAAAGTCATTAAGTGATAAAGATTTAGTTAAATGGTTTTATCAAGAACGAAAGGCAATTGATACATTTAAATATCTAGACTTAAGCCGTGAGTACACAGAAAATCAAAAATTTGTGAACGAACAGCTAAGTAAAGGTATACGAGAAGATATGTCGGATGTAAAAGATAGTTTGGCTGTGTTTACAGGGCGTGCCTATGTTAAAGATGGAATTGTTACATATAAAGAATAATGCAAAGGTGGGGGGGTTGTGGCATGCCAAAGAAAAAAGAGCCTAAAGAAATTTGGGCGTGCGACTTTGAAACCACGACCGACCCTTTAGACTGTAGAGTTTGGGCATGGGGCGCAAGTTTTGTAAGCGATTCGACCATAAAAGAATATGGAAATACTATAGATGGTTTTATTGAATGGTGCAAACAGAAAACACGTAAATTATATTTTCATAATCTTGCTTTTGATGGTGAATTTATTGTAAGTTGGCTTTTGAATAATGGTTATGAATATTCGGATAAACCAAAAACAGGTTGCTTTAAAACAATAATCTCTAACACAGGGTTATGGTACTCTATCGAAATATGGTGGAAATATTCAATTTATAGATCAACAAAAACCACCATATGGGATAGTTTCAAGCTGATACCTTTTTCAATTGAAAAAATCGCACATGATTTTAACTTACCAATACGTAAATTGAAACTAGATTATAATACTAAACGTGAAATAGGTCACGAACTTACACAGCATGAATTAGATTATCTATTTAATGATATTGATATTGAAGGTATGGCATTAAATGAATGTTTTAAATTAGGGTTTAACAAAATGACAGCTACTAGCTGTAGTTTTGAATCTTTTAAGAAAACTTTACCCATGACATTCGAAAAGATATTCCCACCGTTAGAAATGAATGTCGACACAGATTTAAGACCTGCTTATAGCGGTGGTTTCGTGTGGGCAAACCCGGAACTAAAAGAAAAAGAGATAGGACAAGGGATAGTATTTGACGTAAATTCTCTTTTTCCCTCTCGTATGTATTATGAGAATTTACCATATGGAACCCCCGTGTATTTTGAAGGAGAATACCAGCAGGATAATGATTATCCTTTATGGGTTGGTGTTGTTAGTTTTGCTTTTGATATTAAAAAGGACCATATACCATGTATTAGTTTAGATAAGTTTTCTAGATTTTTTGGGAGTAAAAAATACGTTGAAAGTTCAAATGGGGAGGTTGTACGTATGACTTTGACTAGTGTTGATTGGGAATTATTTAATGAACAATACGATATTTACGATGTAGAGTTCATTAATGGTTATAAATTTAGAGGTTGTGTAGGTATCGCAAGACAGTTTATTGATGAACAAATGGTAGTTAAAAAGAATTCAAAAGGTGCTCAAAGGTTCATCGCTAAAAGAAAAATGAACTCTGTTTATGGTAAATTTGCGACAAACCCAAATGTCACACCTAAAATTCCATTTATTGATAAAGACGATGGAGTTCTACGTTTGCATGATCCTATGTTTACAACTTATGAAGATGGAAAAGTGAAAGAGGTTATTGATGAACAATTTCGCGATCCTATTTATCTCCCATATGGTGAATTTGTAACCGCATATGCGCGTAAATATACAATTAGCACAGCTCAAAAGGTAGGTATTCATAGAGTCGCATATATTGATACGGATTCAATACACTTAGTAGGTATACAAGTTCCCGACGCAATTAAAGATATTATTGACGATAAGGAATTAGGTTATTGGGGTCTAGAATCTGTATTTAATCGTTCTTATTTCATTGGTGCTAAAAGTTATGTTGAAGAAATTGAAATTAGTTATAAGGACTATGTAGAACATCAGCAAGAATTTATTATTGAAAACGATTGTAAGGATAAGTTGTATTATATTCGTGAGGGAGTTTGCTATTATTTAAACGTTAAATGTGCTGGTATGACTCAGAAGGCTAAACAGAATGTAACGTATGATAACTTTAGAGTTGGCAATGTTATTAATGACTGCTTAAAGAAAACACATGTACCAGGTGGAATTGTATTAGTCGATAGACAATTCAGTATTAAAAGTAGATAGGAAGGTGATAAGGTGATAAGTGTTTTAAATGCCATAATAAAATATTTAATTATGTCGTTGTGTTGTTTGAGTGTAACATTTCTATTTGTGGTATATGCTATAGGAATGATGTTAATATTTATATGGATTATAAAGGAGTGATATTTATGAATTTATTGTTAAATATAGTTGCTGTTGTTTTCGTTGGTTTGATTATGGATTATAGTTATACTCATTTACGAAATGAAAATAAAACCTTACGAAAAGATGTTGATAGACTACAATATCAGATGTTAACTTATGAAAATGATGGAATTTTTGAAGAGTGCGATAAAACACTAAAAGAATTTAATGAAATTATGTTTGGGAGCCCACCATTAAAAAATAAAGTTGTTATTGTAAGAAGTATAAAAGACTATGATTATAGCGCCTATAGAAAAGATATTGACGCATTAAATGAATATCTAAAGGATGGTTGGAGTATTGTTAATCATGAAACAAATGAATTTGTACATACGTATATACTAGGTAAACCGCTTGTATGGTGTAAAGAAAATGTAGGTGATGGTGATGATGAGTGAAAAATCGAAAGAAAACCGAAATAAATGGTATCGGGACCACGTAAATAAATATTGTGTATGTGTTAACAAAGATGATGTTGAAGTTGTTGATTATATTGAATGTTTATTGAAATCCAAAAAATTTAGTAAATACGTTAAAGATAAAATTAAAGAAGATTTGAAAAAATAAAATAACATGTTATTATTAATATGTAAGGAATAAAGAACGGAAATCAGACATGTATACCGGGTTTACTCATGGTGAAACATGCCGGTAGCATAATTAGGCATAGTAAACTAGCTGGTAACACTTTAAACTTTACAATCTATATTTATGAAACCCTCGTAAAAGAGGGTTTTATTTTATATTGACTTTACAATATTAATATCATATATTTATAGATAGAAGGGATGTGTAAAATATGGAACGTGACGAATTGAGATGTAAATTTACGGAAGTGTTAACAGTTGAAGATCAAGCGGAACGCTCGACCATGTTAAATGATATGCGAGCTCAAGTTGAAAAAAACTTTAAAGAATTAGATGATTTAAAAGCTGAAAACACAAAATTAGTCGAAAAGAATAATTCTTTGACACAGGCTAACAGTAAATTATTCATGCAAATTGGTGTTGAAAGTTCCGGAGATGAAAAACCGAAACATAAAAACCCAATGGATTTAAGAAAATTAGGCATTTAAAACGAAAGAGGTGATTATATATGCCAAGAACAACAGGAAAAGACGTTGCAAAAGCGATTCAAACAGATTTAGGATTGGAAACACAACCAACAGGTCAGGATGTCGCTAGTGCAATGTATAGAGTATCTTCCCCAAATTTTCAGTCAACAATTGGAGATCCTAATGATGTTTCATCATTAGAATTTATGAATGGATTATTAGAATATCCTGATAGTTTAGGTGTTGAGTTCATGAATTTAGCAACTCGAATCGGTCGAGTGATTGCACACAGAAATATCCTAACAAATAAGTTAGCTCCATTTAAAATGGAAAATATGGCTTTAGGCTATACAATGGAAGAATATTTTGTTGAGTGTGCAAAAGAGCATGCTTACGATCAAGCCGAAGCGGAAAACACTTTATTTAAACGTGAGCTGCCTGATATTAAAACAGCATTTTATGTTGTTAATCGTAAGTCATATTATCCAGCAACAATCACAGATGATGACATGCGTAAGTATTTTGTCAGCTGGGATGGTGTAAATAGTTTGATTGCTCGTATTGTTGACTCTATGTATAATGGTGATAACAAAGATGATTATAACTACATGAAATCTGCTTTAGTTACACATTATGAAAATGGATTAATGAAGATCGTAAAAACAAGTGCTGTTACTGATACGGACACAGCGAAAGAGTTAGCACGTAAAATTACAGAATATGTATCTTATTTAACTGAGCCTACTAATGAATATAATGCTATGGCTGTTACAAAACAAAATGAATATGAAGATATTTATGTCATTTTAAATGGTAAGTCAAACAGTTATTTAAACATTGATTGGTTAGCTCAGACATTCCAGTTAGAATTTGCTGAATTTAAAACACACGTATTAGTTTTACCAACTTTGCCAAGCACAACGCAAGGAACAATCGAGGCGTTAGTTGTTGATAGTGAAATCTACCGTGTATTCGATCAAAAATATAGTGTAGGTGTTGCTTATAACGCTAAAGGATTATACTGGAATTACTTTTTACACCACTGGGAAGGTATTGCAACGTCAAGATTTGCAAATGCGATTGCGTTTGTTTCAGGTGCTGTCGAGGAAAAAGTTACAGCTATTTACGCTAATCCTAAAGTTGTACAGATTAAAAAAGATGGAAGTGTAACAGTACCATTTTCTGTACAGACTAGCGGTTTGAATGCTCCTATTAATTTAACTGCAACATCAGGAGATCAAACAATGGTTAGTGCAACGTTAACGGATGATTTAAGACACGTTACAATTAAAGGTTTAGAAGCGATTACCGCTGAAGGATTAACCACAGTAAAAATTAAAGACACAAATTCAGGTGTTTCATGTGACATTAAAGTTGTTTATAATGTATAGTTGTGTTATAATATCGGTGTCATTAGTAGGACATGACACCCTCCTTTCTATTTAGCTAAATTGCAACTTAGGAAAAGAGTTATTAATTTAACTCTTTTTTCTTTTTTATTTAAAAATAGTTGAACATTCAACTATTTTTTATTATGATAGAAAAAGAAAGAGGTGATTAATATGAAAATTATTCTATTGGCATTGGTTTTTAATGGTTTGGATCTTATTACTGGAATTGTTGGTGCAATTAGAGATGGTGAACAAATAAAATCTAGTAAACTGAGAGATGGACTATTTAAAAAAGTTGGGTTTATCTTTTGTTACACATTAGGTATCGCTATTAATTATGCCGAGACTTATTTAACTTTACCTTTTGGCGTTGATTTAGTTCCGATCATTTGCACCTATGCAATTCTCACGGAAGTTGTGAGTATCATAGAAAACATTTCTAAAATCAATCCTGATATTCTACCCGAAAAGCTAAAAGAATTAATCGGATATAAGAAGGGAGGTAAATAATATGGGCGTTATTGATGATGATAAACTACAAAGTATTTTACCGAAATATAATGAGTTAAAGTTAAGCGGTAAAAATTTAGCACAGCAATATGTCAGCGCATTCAATACGGGTATGAATATTTACCAATGTACCAACCAATTACAGGGTTATATTGAATGGACTGTGAAAGCTGTAAATGATGTTGTGGTACAGTGGAATGAAAATATTGCGGAAAATTTAGAAAACACCATGCAATATGTAAAAGATCAATTACCTAGTTTAGTTGATGGACGCGTTGAGATTGTAATCAATCAATTACAAGATAAATATGATACTACTCTAGAGAAATTGGGCACAGAACAGAAAGCACAGGCAACTCAAATATTAAATATTAATAATCAATTGGTAACAATTAATAATGAAATTACTAGTTTAAAAGAATTGTGTGATACAATGCAATCAAGTATTCAAAATAATTTAACACAGATCAATAATATTAAAGAAGATATTATAAACATTAAAAAAGGTGCTACACCAGTAGCCAGCGAGGGAGGAATTTAAATGTACATTTTAAAATCTAATAATATCACACATGAGCTTTTAGAGAAAAATGATATTAAATTTGAATTAATTTCAAAATTAATACCTTACAATACAAACGGCACATCAGCGCCTAATGATAGTAACTTTATGGATGTTAGTGAGATTAAAAATAAATATGATATATTGCTTTTAAACCTTTATTTCACCGACAGTGGTTATGGTGAAAATAAAATACTTGGTAATTGCTTATACCCAATCATTTTATTTGATGATTTACCTGTTGAGTCAAATTATAAAGGTGTAGGGTTTATGTCAGCTGATTATATTACGGCTGATAGCATAAATGAAGGCTATGCACTCAAATATTCAATTTCACTATTAAAAACGGGCCCGGATAAGATACTCGCACGTTGTAGCGCTAGTGATGTGGGTGGTAGTTTATATGGTATTAAATTATAGCTAGATTTAAATCTAGCTTTTTTTAAAATTAGAGGTTAATATAATGAATAATAAATGTGAATATAATAGTATATATAAAATGAAAAAACCGGAAGATATTCCATATAGTCTACCGGAAGGGTTAAGTGTTTATTTCTATATAGAATTTTATATGCAATGCATGCATATATTAAAAGATGTGGATTATGAGCGCTATAATATATGTAAAGATAAATTAAGAGAGTTAGTAGAATTAGAGGAGGAATTAAATTTATGAAAGCCGGCCAAAAATTAGTACATGATGGACATGAGGTTTGTTTGTTTCCTATGGAAACAATGAATATTACGCAATGGTCAAGCCCACAAAGTTTATCACACTGCTGTGGGCATCCATTTGATAATGCAATCAGCGGGCAAGTACGCGTACCCGTATACGCTCCTTTTTCTTGTCATCTGTCATATAGTGATAGTGTAGGTAATACACGCGCCTATAGTTCGGATAATCCCGTTTGGACTCCTAACGGGTTAAGCTATGTAACAGTTAGTTTTACCCATGATCCGAACCCACCAACCGCGACAAGATACGCGCAAGGTGATTTAATTTATCACACAGGAACGGCGGGCTATGCAACTGGTGATCATGTTCATATAGATCAAACTTTTACGCAAAATGCCGGTTTAGTCTATTATGGTGTAACATGTAATTATGGAAATCAATGTTATGCTTTAAGCGGTTCAGTTCTACCAACACAAGTATTTTATGTAAATGATACAAATATAGTTAACGGTTATGGACAGGATTGGAAAACTTTCGAAGACGGAGAGCCACCAACACCACCAACACCACCCGAACCAAGTTACAAATATATTAAACATTATTTTATGTTAGATGGTTTAGGTATTGATTTTGGTTTTTATAAAACAAAAGAAGAAATCCAACCAGGGCCAGGGCCAACACCAACAGGTAAATGGTTTATTCCAGGTGATATCAATAACACACGACCACTTACGGAAGATGAATCTAAACAAAATTGGATTGCTTTTTGGCAGTTTTTTAAAGCGAAAGGGTGGACCGCAAACGCGGTTGCTGGTATATTAGGAAACTCTTATTTCGAGTCAACTGTTAACCCGAACCGGTGGGAGGGTGATGTACCTTTCGCACAACCGGTAGAAAGTCGTGGGTATGGCTTAGTACAATGGACACCATGGACAAAAATAATTGACTGGCTAAAAGAAAAAGGGTATTACCCGGATGTTTCTAAGTTTGGTCAAGGTGAATGTGAAAGAATTCAGTGGGAAATGGAAAACAACCAGCAATGGATTGCTACAACAGCCTATCCCGAAAGTTTTGCTAGTTTTTCAAAATCGACTGCTGACCCTTATACACTAGCAATCGAATTTTTAGCAAACTATGAAAGACCGCTCGACCCGAACCAGCCACAACGTGGAACTAAAGCACGTGAAATTTATGATTATATTAAAGATAAATAAAATAGTTGAAGTTTCAACTATTTTTTAATAAGATAAAATAAAAGGAGATGATTAAGATGAGTATAGGAGTTGTAAATAGTCAATTCACTCCACAAAGTAAAATTTACCTATTAAAAGGTTTAGAAATTGACGCTATGAATAATACTTTTTGGGGTGCATTTAGCACAACAGATGAACAATTTAATTTCTTTATGGATAATTATGATCATATTGTTTTTGAAAATTATACATATCAAAGGAAGGATGGCACTGTAGTTGTACCAGGTTTATATGATGATTTACGTTTATACAATTACATGATTTATAGAAATGGTGATACAGGGAACAAATCAAAATGGATTTACTGTTTTATTACAAGTTTAGGTTATTTGAATGACAACGCAACAAGTATATCTTTTGAAACAGATGTAATCCAAACTTGGCGTTTTGAAATCGAAAATAATTTCATGGAATCATATATTGCCTATGAGCATAGGCCACAATATTATAAAGAAAGTTCAGGCGATAAGCGAAAACCTTGTATTAATACACAACCGGAGAATTTGGAAATAGGCACGGACCTTATAGCCGAAGATGTAATGAAGATAAACCCTATGCATCATATAAGTTTTGCAATAATCGGAATGACATGCACAATGGATGGTAACGACACATATACGTCCGGAACTTTAGGTGCACCTAGCCAAATTAATTATTATATATTGCCATATTCTAGAATTACAGGTTTAGGAATTACAAAACTTAAAAATACGAGTAATCAAGATTTATCAATAAGCAATATAACCACCATTTTAGACGCGATTCGTACGAATGAAAAATTAGTTGGTAAATGCGTTTCTATTGTTATAACTAACTATATTCCTGGCCTTGCTTTTGTAAATAATGAGCTAAGAATAGTTAAAGAAAATTTTACTATTGTTGGTGAAGGTAGCTATACTATGTTAAAATATGGTATATTAGCTTTTAGTAATATGACCGACAATGATACAACTCCGTTTATAAAAACAGATGTTATGAATGGTCCACTTAGTTTTTACCCGAAAGTTATTAAAAATACTAAAATATTATGGTATCCTTATTCCTATCTATTAATAAGTGATAATAATGGAACAAATAAAATTTTTAAAAATGAATTATGGGACAATTTTAGCGCAATTCAATTTGCTTTTGTTGGCAGTCCGAACAGCTCAAAATTAAATGTTGTGCCTATCAATTATAAATTAAAGACAAACCCCGAAACGACAAATAATGTACTTATGAACCTTGATAGCTCTTTCGAGTCACAATATGAATGTAGCTTACCAATTATAAGCGATCAAACGGCGCTTTTAATGCAATCATCTAGAAACTCAATGAATGTAGGTTTATCGAATATTCGAAGATCAAATGAAACCAATTCAGCTATAGCAAGCGCAACCGGTAATGCGTTAAGCGCGCAAACAAGTTTACAAAATAATTTAAACTTGAGTGTTACATCTAGAAATACAAATTTAGCTAGTAGTTTGAATGATTTGCATAACAAATCTAATATGATTAATGCTAGTATTAGTGCAATCGGTGGGTTAAGTGGTGGAATCGCTAGCGCATTAAGTGGTAATATTGGTGGTGCTGTTGGTAGTCTAGTTGGTGCTGGTTTAGGTATTGGAAATACAGCCATGCAAAACCAAATTAATACAAAACAAACAAATTTACAAAACGCAAATGCACTCGCAAACGCAAACGCACAGGCTAGTGCCAGTACACAATCCACCGCAATCAGCAACCAATTAAGAGAATTAACAACAAAATATCAGAATCAAACCAACATTCAAAACGCTATGGATAGTTACAACGCACGTATTCATGATGCACAGGCAACGGCTGATAGTATTGTAACCGGTTCAAATGATGTTTTAAGACAATCAGCACTAGATTTAAATACATTAGTTTTATATGCGTATAAACCTACACAAGAATACCAGGATAAAATTAATAAAATATGGGATATGAGAGGATATGCAACAAATACAATTGACTACCCGAATTTACATACACGTCAAAATTGGAACTATATACAGACTGTAAAGTGTAATATTAAAGGTGAAAATATCGACCCTAGCGATCTAGAAAAAATCAAACGTGCATTTGATAATGGTATTACTCTTTGGCATACAAAAGATGTAGGAAATTATGAATACTATAATGGTGAACGCTATACGGCGGATATGGTAGATAAATATGGTAATTATAAAGAAAAGAAAGTGCATTAATAGAAAAGGTTGACGATTCAACCTTTTTTATTTAACATATAATTAAAAGGAGATGATTAAAATGGATTTATTGAATGACACAAGTTCGTTCACGGATTATTGCCGTAATGCGGTTGATATTGCTACAATGAAGAATGGAGATGCTGACTTTATTTATTACACGTATTTACAAATGTTGAGCTTAAACATGTTTAAATATAAAGGTTTACCCGAATCCATTAATACATTCTATTTAGAGTATGTTTTACAAACACGTGGTTACATTGGCTTTTATGATGATGAAAGGTTGGGGTTAATTTGTAGTGAGATCACACTAGGTGGTCGATTAAACCATTATACTTTACCAACCGAATATCATACGGTTTCCACAAGTCCACTTGTTAAAAAGACGTTAACAAGTGAAGAATGTGTAGTTATGAAAAACAGTCCTTTATATGTTGGATTATTTCCATACTTAAATTTTTATGCTAAAAAATTAGCTTTAACAAGTCGTACTATGGACCAAAATTTAACAATGCAATGGACGCCTTATATCATTACAGGTGATAGAAGAATGTTACAGCAATTTAAAGTTTTCATGAAAAAGATTTTACAAGGTGTGCAAACGATCTTTACATCCAAAGGATTCAGAACGGAGGATATTAACATACTACAAACAAACGCACCTTTTATTGCGGATGAGTTACACGGTATGAAACAAGCGATTTTGCGCGAATGCATGACATTCTTAGGAATTGAAAACGCAAATATAGACAAGAAAGAAAGATTGGTTTCGGATGAGGTCAACGCGAACAACCAGCAGGTTATCGCGTCTAGAAACATTTGGTTAAGCGAACGTAAAAAAGCCATTGAAGAATTAAACAAAAAATTCGGATTAAATGCAAGTGTTGAGTTTGCACCTTATGAAGATTATGAAGAAATCATGAAATTACTTGAATTAGATTCAAACACAAGTATTAAAGATTTTAATATTAATAAAAATTTGGATGTTAAAGAAGGTGATGACAATGATGAATAAATTAAAAGTTCCTAACTATTTATTGACTTTGCAAAGTCCGGTACTTGCCGAAAATACAGAAACAATTTGCGGTGTATGTCACAATTTAGCATTAACAGAATTAATTGACGCTCAATATGAATTAAGCGATATGGATGTATTAGAGATTGCGCGTAAAAAGATTTTTGATTTTAGCTATAAATTTTATGATGATGTTGAAAAACGTAAAGCTTTTGAAACCGGTATTTTAAAGCACTTTTGGTTTGACGAGATCGGACAGGAAACTTATGCATATTGGAAATTTGAGCTCCAGCATTGGTTTGAAATCAATATGGACAGATATTATACCCTGTTTAAAACTATCCCATTCCAAGATCAGGACGACCCAACCGCAAACACAAACTATACGGAAACTTATACACGTGATAGTCGTGGTAACACTCAAGCGAGCGGAGAAGATACGAGTATCGCTTTACAATCTGTAACTCCGGAAGGTCGTATTGACATTGAAACAAACGACTATGTTAATAACATCGCTAAGACAATTACCAAACCAAAAAGCGCAAATGATACGACAGGGCATGAAGAGTATAGCTTTAAACGTAAAGGTAATATCGGTATCCAAACGTTAGCGGAAGTATTACAAGGCTCACGACGTGCGGTTATTACAATCGAAAACGAGTTATACATGGAATTACAGGAATACGGATTATTTTTCAATATTTTTTAGGAGGAAATGAAAATGAATATTGATGTAAATAAATATTATGATTATAGAAGAAAAGTATTAGGTACATATATAGATCGTGACCATGCTTACGGTTCTCAATGTTGGGATTTGTATTTTGACTGGTGCGAAAAGAACGGCTTTAAGGGTGCTAATTGTTCAAGTAGTGGTTACGTTAAAGATATTTGGTTAAACAGAAAAACAAATGGAATGACATACAATTGCGTTGAAATTACAGAGCTACAGCCAGGTGCTATTGTTGTTTTCAAAGAGGTGCCAAACATCACACCTGTAAGTCATATTGCCATTTTCGACAGTGATGTAAACGGTGTATATGGTCGCTTTTTAGGAGCTAACCAAGGTGATAAAAACGGTTTAGTGAATATTGTTACACTACCATATTCAGCCACATTCGACACAGCTTTTATGCCTAAAGCTATGATTTTAAGTGATGAAAAAACTGAGAAAGTTTTAAATGAAATCCCAAGTGATTTTATTAAGGAATATGGTACTTTCTACCCAAATTGCACAATTAAAATCAGAGAAGCACCGAGTCAAAAAGGTAATGACACGGGTTTATATTATACAAACGGTATGAGTGTAAGATATGATGGTTATGTTAAACGTGATGGCTATGTATGGATTAGTTGGATTGGTGGCAGTGGTAAGCGTCGCTGGATGGCTGGTGGTGAGTTAAACTCAAAAGGTATTAATTACTTGCCATATGGAGTATTCAAATGACAAAATCAATTGATTGGTACAGCCCTACCAACATAAAGTCATACAACAAATTTTTAAATTTCATCATTGGTGGTCGTGGTATCGGTAAAACATACGGATTTAAAAAAGACTGTATCAGCCGATACAAGAAAAAAGGAAAACAATTCCTTTATTTGAGAAGATACAAAACGGACCTAAAGAAAATCAAAACATTTTTAAATGACCAATTCGAAAACTTTAAGGATGATGAATTTAAAATTACAGGTGGTAGCAACTTTACAACCTTTTATATCAATGGTTGCGAGATGGGTTATGCCACATCTCTAACATCTTTTGCAAGTTTAAAATCAACAAGTTATGTGGATGTGGACACAATTATTGTAGATGAATTTATACCGGAAAAGGCAGGATTTAACGCGTACATAGCGAATGAAGTTGAGATCTTATTAAATATTATCGACTCTATCTTTCGACAACGAGAAGGGCATGTATATTTATTAGCGAATAACGCAAGTATCGTTAACCCTTATTTTAGTTATTTTGGTATCACACCCGACCCAAATAAGGAATTTAATACATTTAAAGGTAGTGAGTCCGTCGAACAAATTGTAGTACAAATATGTCAAAGCGAATATAAAAAAGGCAATAAAGAGAAATCAAAATTTCATAAATTAATTTCCGGTACAACGTATGGAGATTATAACGCTGGTAAATTTGCGTATGATACAAATGAATTTATTAAAAAGAAAACAAATGTTTGTGATTATTTATGTACACTATACTATGATGATATTTACTATGGTGTTTGGATTGATATGAACACGGGTTATGTGTATATAAACCAACAAATAAACAAAGAATACGGCTATTGTTATTCCATTGGGAGTAACAATCGTGAAAATATGATGATCGCGAAATTATGGCGTAAGGACCAAAGACTAAACATGTTGATACGATCATATCGAGATGGTTGCGTGTATTACAACAACCAGGAAACAAAAAGACTTTTAAGCTATATATTAAGTAAATATTAAAATAAAAGAGTGCCATTAGTGCACTCTTTTAAGTTCTCATTTTAAATTATATTTACCAACAGTATATAAATAATATTCATGTTTAGAACCATACTTTTCATAATACTTATTATATACATCTTGAACAATTTTATAGTCTGTAGAATGTAAAATAATTAAACCGTCAAATGTAAAATAAAATTCTAGTTCAATTTTAATCTCTTTGTTCATGTTTATCACCTCTTTAATTTTGGCAGTTAACAGCCAAACAAATAAATAATAATACTAGTAATAACATTATTTATCACCTACCAATTCTAAAAATACATCTTTACAAAATAATCATGGATGTATTCGTGTTTAACAACGCTAAACCTTAAAAGATAGTATTGTCTATAACTTATCAACCCTTGATTATAATAGGACTGTATTAAGTTCTCACGCTCAGTATCACTAGTTATGCCAAGCGTTCTATTTAATTCATTAATCAGACGACTAAGACTAGTATAATTATTCATACGTTATCCTTTCTTTACAATTCTACAAACTTCTCTAAGCTTGTAATTAATCATTTCATTCAATTCAAGATAAGATAGATAATCAATATCTTTATCATTATAGATATCCTCAGTCATACTAATACAATCAACAATATAATCAGATAAAGATTTTAACACGTTAGCTAACTCATGCCATCCGTTAACTTGTTCTAAAACATAATCATATTGTTTTTGAATGTTGTCTTTATATTTTTCCTTAGTCATATTATTTGTTTCCTCTTTTCTTTACACTCATATTATAGCACAAATATTCTAGAATACAAGTGTTTTGTAATTTCACATAATCCACTACGTGCCCTGGTGGGTCATTGTGTG